AGGGCATCCGCACCGTCGAATACGACGGCAAGCGGGTCACTTATGCGACCGATGCGGAAATGGCGGCGGCGCTGGGCGACCTCAACCGACAAATCACTGGCACCACGGCGCGCATCGCCGTGGTCCGTATCCAATCCTCGAAAGGGCTCTGACGATGAAGAACCATATTCAGAAAGGCGACGTCATCACCGTGCCCGCTCCCGCAGGCGGCATCGCCTCTGGCGAAGGGGTGATCATCGGCAACATCTTCGGCATCGCCGCCTATGCGGCCGCCGTGGGCGATCCGCTCGAACTGGCCACCACCGGCGTCTATCAGCTGCCGAAAGCCACCGCTGCCGTGCTGACAGTCGGCGCACGCGTGGCGTGGGACAACACAGCCAAGAACATCAACGTGCCGGGCACCGGGCGTTTCCCCGTGGGCATTGCGACAGAGGCCGCCGGGAACGGCATCACCAGCGTCGCTGTGCGGCTGGATGGCGTAGGGACCGTTGCAGCATGATCGAGCGAGATATTCGTGCTGTCCTGAATGGCCTCACCCTGCTGGTCAAGGACACCAACGCGGCTGGCCAGCTGCAGGCGATACGCAACTATGCGGCCATTATGGCCCTGTGCGCCGATCTCCGGAGGTCGGCTACTGAATACAATGGGACATGGAACATCACCATGGTCATCAGCGAGGTGGAAAACCATATGGCGGCTGTCGCTGGGCTGTTCCCCACTTGGGACCTGCCGAGGGATCAACACCTGACGGGTGCGCACGCGGCCATCAACAAGCTGGCCATGGGCACGTGCTTTGGCCAGCAGTCCGGAATCTGATTTGGCGAAAGGAACGTCCCGCGAACATCTGGCCTTTTCCGTGTCGCATGGGTGTTGCACGGAGGAAATCGGAACGGCTGCAAGCCTTTGGAATCACGAGGAAACGTGTTGTCCTGTGTTGCAAACGCAAAAAGCGCCCCGTGGGGCGCCTTACTTTGGCCTAAGCCATTGATATCTTGTAAGTAATTTTGGTTGCGGGGACAGGATTTGAACCTGCGGCCTTCAGGTTATGAGTCGCGCCGAACAAACCATGAACAATCGCGCAAGACCGCGAGTTATTGCGCGGTTTCCGCCAGTTACGAGCCGGGTCCGCAGGGGTGGCCTGCGCGCGGATTGTCAGGATTGCGCAGCAGTTTTCTCCCTCGTGCTTCCATAGTGCTTCCGCATGGGCGCTTGCTGATGGTCGCGGTAGCAGACTGCATCAATGAATCGCGCCTGATCGCTTTTTGGTCTCCGGTGCCAATATCTACGCCCCACATATTGGCATGACTGGCTGATCGCGTTGACTTCGACCTCTGCAACGAAGTCGCTATCGCCATCGCTCATGTCCGGAGAGCCTCCAGCAGCCTCATGATCAGCTCGCTAACCTGCCGCTGGCGCAAAATGCGGGCCTCGCGCGACTCGGCTTGATCGCCGAGTTCAAACTTGGCGACGGCGACAGAGCCATCTTTCTGATAGCCCTCCGTCTTGCTGTCATCGGAAAAGTGCTTGGCCAAGATGCCGAGGGCCTCTTCGATGACATGCGCGTGCTTGCCCACTCTGGCCTTGCGAAACGCCTGCGCGGCTGCGTCCAGTCCGCCGTCACCATGTTCGAGGCAGTAGACGAGGTCATGTGCATCCTTTCGCTCATGCCGCTGATCGAGTGCGTATGCCTTGAGGCAAATGAAGCTGACCAGATCGGCATGACGGATATTCTCGGTGGCAACGCCATCCTCCCCTAGTAATTGGGCGCTGACTTCCTTGACCAAGTGGTGATCAAAGACGATTGACGAGTGCGGAATGTTAAGCGCGGAAATGTTGCCTGCGGTCGGCAGTTCCTTGACTCTGCCGCCGCCAGCCTCAGGGTCATCGGCCAGCAGTTCCAGGATAATGCGCATGCCGCTCTCAGTCTTGGCTTGCCACCGCCAAGACACCTTTTCACCGCGGTAATTTTCGGCGCGCTCAAACCCGAGTTTTTTGAAGTTCTCTTCGAGCGAGTGATAGGCTTCGGTCTCGGCTAGCATTTCCAGCTCGATCACGATGTCAACGTCGCCAGTGCCGGCATGCGGAGGGACGGCTGGCGGCCGTGCTGCCACAAGGTAACGGGGCGTCAAACCACCAATCAAGTAGACCGAGTCCTTCCAGGGACCAAGGCCGCGAAGCAGTGTTACAAGAACCCGCTCGCAACTTTCGGTAACTACATTTTCATAGCCTTCGGCGGTGTTGGGTTTTCCCATTAGAAACCGATCCTCTCTTGGCGCAGATGCTCGGCCATCTCCTGTCCACGCCCCTCGGAGCGCAGGAGGTCCAGATAAACTTGGACCGGACTCGCCAGCCATGCCGTGCCGACGCGCTCTTTGAACATGTAGTCGCCCGGCGATGGGCTCTCGATGATTTCGAGGTTCGCTCCCTCACTGACGACACGCGCTTCCAGCGCGGCGACCAAATCATTGGCGCCACGGCCTGGCATCATCCTGCACGTCACGCGATGCATCGCCGAGAGGAATGGCGCGTAGCGCTGCGCGGCGGCCTCTTGGGTGATCGCGTATTCGACGTGATGTGCTTCTGAAAGCTGGTCGATCCGATCGACAAGCGAGTCGGCACTCATGCCGGGTACATAGTAGCGTCGTGAAGTCAAACGAGGCGGCGCAGCGCGGATCTGGGTTAGCCACTCGTCAAGCAGGGCGCGAGGCTCGGCGAGGCGTCGTTCCTTGGAAGGCCCTTGGCCTCGCATGCTAATCCATTCGAAACGTTCAAGAGAGGTAAGGGTCTCGGAGACGGTCGCCGGCGAAGCCTTGGCGATCTCGGCAAGCTCGTTGACCCCGAACCACGCGTCGGGACTGAGCAAGAGCGTATGCAGGACCTGCGAGCGCTTGCCCGTAAAGAGAGCGCGGACAGGCTTTGCCAGTGTTTTCGGCGGGGGTCGGTCGATGTAGACATACGCGCCGCGGGCAGGAATGAAGAGGCTTCCACCGGTATCGTAGAAGCCGACATTCTCGTGCTTAAGCAGGTCCTTGGCGCCAGGAGAGATCGACTCCGCGGCGAGGAGAGGCACGACGTCACCGTTCCGGCTTTTCATAGCGTCGCTCACCATATGGCTGAACTGCCACAAGACTTCGCGCACATCGCGGGGATAGACAGCCTTCTTCACTTCGACAAGAAGAAGATGGGTGTTGCCGGCTACTTCCAGCTCAATCTCGACATCAACTTGGGACCCGCGACCATGATGGTGAGGTTCCCAGACCGGGCCTTGGCAGCGCACCTGAGGCAGCTCCTGAAGCGTCTCAAGCAGCCTATCAATGGTGTCGTGCACGGAGAGTTCGGACGACTGCCTTGCCATGATTTCATTATTCCCTGCTCAGTGAATAAGGCGACTATGCCGAATGTTCGCCAGTAAGTCAATATTCACTGCGCAGCGAAGTTTCGCAAGGTGTCGTCCGTCTATCGATAAGGCCTCTTTGGTTGACCGCGAAGACGTCCAATCCGCGGACCTTCAGGGTCAACAACCTGAAGGTCGGCGGCGACACCCCCTGGGCCCCGCCGCCCCGACCATGCCACCCGCATGCGCGACCGGCGCAAAGAGCGCCGGGAAGGTGGAGCCGAGCCATTTGGCAATCGGCCCCAGCACCGCGCTCTTGAAGGCAAGTGTGGCGAGATCGGCGAGGATCGATTGCACCAGACCCTTGAAGTCGAGCTTGCCGGTCATCGCGAAGGTGCGGAACGCCGTCTCCGCGCTCTGGAAGGCGCGGGACAAGGTCTCGCCCAGCCCCTTGCCCCAGTCCATCGCGCTCGTCGCATAATCGCCGAGCGCCGATGTCACCGCCGCCCATCCCGTGGCCGCCTGTTCCGCCGCCGCCACCGCGGCACTGCCTGCGGCGGCTTCCGCTGCCGGAAGTTCCGCCAGCCCCGCGAGATAGGCATCAAGCTCGGCCTGACGACGCTGGTTGGCGGCAAAGAGCACCACGCGCGCCTCGATCTGCTCCTGCGCCAGTTGCCGCTGCTCATAATGCGTGAGCTGCGCCAGACCATATTCGCGCTCGAGCCCGGCACGGTATTGCGCCGCCGAGACCCCGAGCCGGTCATAGCCCATCGCCGCAGCATTGAGCCCGGCCGAGATCACCGCCGCCTGATCCTGCAGACTGGCGAGCGCTTCGGGTGCCTTGCCCAGCGCCGCCGTGAGCCGCGTGGCGCGTGTCGCAGCCCCCGCGAGGGCACCGCTGAGCGTGGTGGCGGCACCAAAAGCCGCAACCAGCGGTGCCGCCGGATCGGAAGCCTCCAGTTCCGCAAGCCGCGCCCTCGCTGCGGTCAGTTCCGCCTGCAGCGCATCTGCTGCTTCGACTGCCAGCCGCAGATCGTTTGCTGCCATGTCGTTGGCAAAGGCGCCCGCGGTGAAGCTTTCCGGCACCCGGGCTTGCGCTTCCTGCTGCATCGCGCGTAGCAGCGCCAAGGACGCTTCGGCGCTTTCGAGCTTGGCGGCGGCTTCATCGACATAGACCTGTGTCGCCGCAATCGCCTCGGCGCGGGCATTGGGGCCGCCGACCTCGGCATAGATCCCCAGCGCCTCGTTCATCTGCACCTGTGCCGCAGACGAGGCATCCGCCGCTTCGCCCGACTTGCCGATCCGGTAGGCCAGTTCCCCGGCAAGCACCACCGCCGCACCCCAGCCGGTGCGAATGAGCGCCGCCCGTGTCAGCACCAGCGCCTGCGTGAGGCGCGCCACCGCCAGCGCCCCCGCGATCACCGCGGGCGTCATGCGCAGCGTGAGGGCCACCGCCGCCACCGAGGCATAGGCGGCGAAACGGTCGAAGTTGTCGAGCAGTGCCGCGATGGCACCGCCGACCGGGCCGGTTGTTGCGGTGAGCCGCGCCAGCGCATTGGCCAGCCCCTCGAGCGCCGGGGCCGCTGCCACCGCAAGCTGGTTCGCCATGCCGCGCCCGACCAGCCCTAGCCGCGCGATGGCATCATTGGTGCGTTCGATCTGCGCGGCGTCGGTCTGCGACACCACGACACCGAAGGCGCGCACATCGGTGCTGACCTGGCGCAAGGTTGCGGTGTCGATCCGGGTGAAGACGAGCGAGGCGCGATCACCGAAGAGGTCCGATGCCACTGCCGCGCGTTCGGCTTCCGGCACATAGGCGACGAGGGCATCCTGGATTGCCGCGATGCGTTCATCGAGCGGCAGCGCCTGCAGATCCTTTGCTGCCAGTCGCAGCTTGCCGAGTGCCGCCACCGCGGGTCCGGCGCCGGTTGCAGCTTCGCTGAGCCGCCGGGTCAGCATGCCCGCCGCCTGCTCGATCTCGCCGAGTGATACGCCCGCCAGTTCCCCGGCCCAGGCAAGCGTCTGGATGCTGGCAACGGTGGTATCCATCGACTGCGCGAGCTTTGCCTGCGCATCGATGCCGGTGAGCCCGGAGCGGATCAGCGCCACACCGGCAGCCGCCGCCGCCGAGACCGCCGCTGCCGCCACCACGGCCGCGCGGCGCGCAAAGGCCGCGAGCCGCGCATTGGCCAGTTCCGCCTCGCGCGAGACCCGCCCGAAGCCTTCGGCCCCGGCGGCACCGATCCCGGTCAGCTCCGCCCGCACCTGCCGCCCGCCCTCGGCGGACAGGCGGACGGAAATACGTTTGTCGGTCATCGGAAGCATCCTTGATCTTGCCTCGTGGACGTCTTACGTTGGCGACATCGATCAGTGGAAGGTATGATCATGTCCGAGACCGCAACCCTGTCGTCGAAGTTCCAGATCTCGATCCCGAAGGCGATCCGGGCCGCGCAGGCCTGGGAAGCCGGGCTGGTCTTTGCCTTCATTCCGAAGGGCCCCGGCGTGCTGCTGGTGCCGGTGCCACAGCGGGCGGCGCTCGGCGGCATTGCCCGCGGGGCCTCGCCAACCGAATATCGCGATCGCACGGATCGCTTCTGATGATGCTCGTCGACACTTCAGCCTGGGTCGAATGGCTGATCGGCTCGCCGACCGGAGACAGGGTCGCGGGACACCTGCCCGATCAGGCCGAGTGGATGGTGCCGACCATGGTCCAGCTCGAACTTGCCAAGTGGCTGACGCGCGAGGTGGGTGAGGACAAGGCCGACCAGGTGATCGCCTTCACGCAGGTCTGTAAGGTCGTGCCGCTCGATACCGAGATTGCATTGGCCGCAGCTGACGCCTGCCGGGCACACAAGTTGGCCACGGCAGACGCCATCGTCTTCGCCACCGCGCAGGCGCATGGCGCGACGGTACTGACCTGCGACGCGCATTTCGAGGGGCTCCCCGGTGTGACCTTCATCGCGAAGATCAAGGACTGACGCCAGGGCCGGCATCGGCGGCCATCCGTTCATTCACCTTCCGCACCATCACCGCCTCGATGCCGGGCAGGAGTTCCGCCACGGCGCGGGGGTTTGCGCCCAGCGCCTGCGCCATGGCCAGCACCGCGCCCATGTCCCAGCCGATCACCGCATTGCCCGAAAGGCGCAGCTGACCGCCGATCCGGCCGACCAGGTCCCAGACCGCTTCGCCCTCGATGCTCAGCGGCCGGTTCAGCCGCGCGGGGGAGTCGGGGCAGGCGCGATCGCAGGCGGCGCAATAGCTCTCGCCCCCGCCGAAGGACCACTCGGCAAGGGCGACGAGGCGTTTCCCTCGGCACCGAGCAGAAGGCCCTTGCCGACATAGTCGCTCTGGAAGGCATCGAATACGGGGAAGATGTCGAGGAGCGCGTCGATGCCTTCGGGGGTCACCGCCAGCGGATTGCCATCGGCATCACCCACCCCTTCCCAGTCGAGGAGCGCGCGGCGCGCAAGGGCCCGGGCAAAGACCATGCCGCGCGTGTCGTTGTCGGCCTCCTCGGGCAGATCGCGCAGCGCCGGGTCAGACCGCGCCGCCATCATCAGCGCGGTGCTCATGGGTGCGAGCAGCAACCGCAGCCCGGGGGCGATTTCAAGCCATTGCGGCTCGGGCGAAAGGTTCAGTCGGATCATGGTCAGTATCCTGTGACGGTGTTGACGAGGGTTGCGGTACACATGCGAGCGGGGCTGGTAGCTTTCGCGGCCTGCCAGTCGAAGCTCGCCTGCACCCCCTGGGGTCCTGCGATCTCGACGCGCGGGATCGGCAGGTAGACCGCATGCGCGGTGAAGGTGAAGCTCGCGTTGGCGCCAAGGCTGTAGACGAACTCCAGCTCGCAGGGGCTGCCGTCGATTGCCTGGCTGACCAGCGTGCTGTCGGCAAAGCGCACCTCGATCCGCCCCGTCAGCGACGCCATGCCGGGGTCGGCGCCCTCGATCTTGCCATCGGCGCGGATCGTCTCGATCCGGTCGAGGCCATTGGCGTAGGTGATCTCGGCCGAGACCATGTTGCCAAGAGCGGCGCCATTGCGCTTCACGGTGCCGTTGAAATGGCCGAACCGCTGCAGCCCGAGTGCGGTCGGCGTGCCTGCGGCCGTTACGGTGGCGATCGCCTCGCCCTGTGCGATCAGCCGCGCGGTGGCGGTCAGGAGGCCGGATCGCTGCATCTGCCAGGACAGCTGATCGAGCATGCAGCCCGCATACATCGCGTAGCGCGGCACCTCTGGCATCGCCACCTCGATCGCCATCGAGGGCAAGGTCCAGTTGCCCGACTGGAAGCTATGCGTCTTCGGCGTGGTGCCCGAGGTCGCGGGCGCCCCGAATGCCGCCTTCAGCCAGTAGCCGAAAGCCTCGACATCGATCGGCACCACCACTTCGCCATCCGCCGTCACCGCGTCCTTGATCGGCGCGAGCGGATCGCGGCCGTAGCCCAGCAGTTCCGAGGCCTGCAGCGGCTGTTCCGCACCGAGCGTCGCCCGCGCAAAGGGCATCAGCTTGTAGCCACTAGCGGGCGGGGTGCCGTAAGTGGTCTCGAACGCAAGCGCCATCTGCGCCCGCGCGCCTTGCGCACGTGCCATGGGGGTCTCCTGGGGTTGGGGTGTGGGCCGCTGCGCGGATCAGGCGAGCGGGTCCGCGGTGGTGTAGTGCAAGACGACTATGATCACCGCCGCCTTCAAGGCCGCCGCGCCCTCGATGGGCAGATCGACCGAGGCCGGGGCTTCGGGTTCGACCCAGTCGCAGAGTCCGCCCAGCGTGCGGTTGGCGGCAAGCGCGGTGCCGATGCTGGCGCAAAGCGCGTCGAAGGCGGTATCACGTTCGGCGCCCTGCACCACTGCCTCGATCTC